GTTCCAGAAGTACACGATCATGGCGCACCTGCTGAAGACGCAATCGCTGGCGCAGCAGTGGGAGCAGCAGCGGCTGACGAGCACGTCCATCGGCGACATCAACGTCACCACGGACACGCAGACCCTAGGTCCCTACTACTTCAGCAACTGCATCATCATGAACATCGGCGAGCTGAGTTTCTCCGGCACGACCGTCGACTACGGCGTGTCGATTCAGGGGACGTATGCGATAAACGGCGCGCTTTTCAGTTAAGCTTACAATAAATCAGCGCGGAAGGGAGAGTTCCGGCGCAATGGAAATCAACAAGAGTCTGAATCTGGTCATCAGTGTGGAGCGTGAGGACGAGACCCTCTACGTCCACGCGATGCCCATCGCCTACGAGGTCTTCCAGAAGTACTATCTGGTCCTGGGCAAGACCTTCGCCTCATTGGGGCAGCAGGGGCTTACCTCCATCGCCGGTCCCCGCGTGACCATGATGCTGATGGAGGACATCGCCAAGTCGACCGCGCGTGCTGGCGTCGAGAACGTCAGTTCGTGGTGGGAAGGCCCGGACGGGATCGAGAAGGGCCTGAAGGCGGAGATGGTCCGCTTGAGCAACATCCTCACGCCCACCCCGCAAAAGGGGTGGGCAGTCGGGCCGTTGGATCAGGCGCTCAAGAGCGGCTTCCTCAGCGCGGAGGAGGCGGGCGACGTCCTCAATCAGCTCGGTTTTTTTACTGCATGCTCAGCGGCGCCGAGAGCGGATCGGGCGCTTTTGGTGCGGCAGTCGGCCCGGCTTTTCAATGGCAGTACCACGTCCTTGAACTGTACGGACTACGCAGCTTCCTTGACGATATCGACGCAGGACGAGAGTTCTGGCGAGAAGGAGGCGGCCGCCCAAGCGTTGTCGCCGCCGCCCTCGACTGGCTCGCCGGTGCGGGCTGGCAGGGCTGGACGTCGGCCATTGGTGGGCGAATAGCCGAGCATCGCTCCGCGCACGCCTACCGCAACCGGATGATGCTCACCGTGGCGCAAGAGTCGCTGAAGGTGCTGATGAACAGGGGATAGGATCATGCCGACCCCCATCCTTGAAATCCCCATCGGGCCGCAGTTCGAAGCGTTCCTGAAGAAGTTCGCCGACTACCAGCAGGCCGTGAAGGAGCAGCCGGCGGTGTGGGCGGAGGCGGGCGACGCCATCGCCGCCACGGGCGCGGGCTTCGCGGTCATGACCGAAGCGCTGCTGGAGCAGAATGCGCTCTTCAAAAAGCAGGAGGACGCCGCGAAGGCCGTCGCCAAAGTCGAGAGCGACACGGCGAAGGCGAAGAAGAAGGCCGACAAGGAGCAGGAGGACCGCGACAAGCAGGCTGCGGCTCGGCGCAAGGCTGCGGTCGATGAGACCAAGAAGATCGCCAAGAACGTGGCCGATGCGACGGTCGATCTGGCGAAGTGGGTGGCGCTGGGCGGTCTCGCGGGCGTCGTGACGGGCGCGGCCAGCCTCTGGGGCCTTGACCAGATCGTCGGCAGCATCGCCCAGCAGCGGACGGCCTCGCAGGGCCTCGGCGTTACGATGGGCGAGAAGCAGGCGCTGAACGCGCAGATGTCTCGCTACTTCAACGTCGACTCGGCGCTGGAGAACATCGTCAGCGCGCAGAACGACCCGTCGAAGCGGCTGGTCTTCAGCACCCTGGGGGTCAACCCCATGGGCAAAGACCCGGCCCAACTGATGGGCGAGATGGCGGTTCGAGCCCGCAAGCTCTTCCTCGCCGACAATCAGAACACGATGCTGGCCCGGTCGCAGGGCCTCACGTCGATCTTCAGCGAGGACGAGCTGCGCACGCTCGCCCGCCAGCGACCGGGCGACATCGAGCGCAGCTACGGACGGGCTCAGACGGACTGGAGCCCCGGCGGCAAGCTTTTCCTCGCCGACGACGTGGGCCGCAAGTGGCAAGACTTCATGGCCGGCATGGGCGAGGCCACGACGGCGATCCAGGACAAGTTCGTCAGCAAGCTCTCGACGCTGGAGCCGGACCTGACGCGGATCATCGGCAAATTCGAGGAACTGGCGGAGCGGGTCCTTGATCGGATCGACTGGAAGAAGCTCGGCGACGGCCTGGACAAGTTCACCAACTACATCACGTCGCCGCAGTTCCAGGCCGACTTCAAGGTCTTCATAGACGACGTGTCGGCGGTCGCGGGCAAGCTGGTCGACGCGCTCACGCTACTGCATCTGATCCCAGATCACCCGACTGCGGTGTCACGTGGTGCTGACGCGGCCAAGGAATTGGCGGATGAACAGCGCAAGTGGGACAGCTTCAACGCGGTGAACATCGCGCAGTTCGGCGTTAACGGCCCGATGGTCACGAACGCCGAGTTCGGACCACGGCCCACCGTCGCCTCGCTCGCCGCGTCCGATCCCGTCTTCGCGGCCAATCTCGCGGCGGCGCGCACAGCCGCCGGTGTGACGCCCGGCGGAACATGGAGCGCCGGGGGGAACGCGGCGGGTAGCGCGGCCGGTCGAGCCGAGTTCGCCCACAGCGCCATCGGAAGCCCCTATGTCAATGCGCAGTCGTTCTTCGACAGGCTGGTAGGTGCTCACGTCCGGATCATCGAGGGCCGCGCGCGGGGCGGCCATGCAAGAAACTCCGAGCACTACACCGGCGACGCCTGGGACTTCAGCGTGCCCGGCATGACCAACGATCAGGTCATCGCCAAGATCAGGCAATCCGGCGTCGCCTTCGATGAACTATTCAATGAGCAGAATCACGTTCACATGGGCTTCCGGGGCCAGCGCGGGAAGCTGGGAACCGGCTTTGGGACCCACGTGGCGATCACGGGCCACCAACAATTCGGCGACGGGCAGTACCTCGCGGCCGTCCCCCGCACAGCGCCGATCCCCGCATTCACCATTAAGGTCCAGAACCAGACCGGCGCGAGCGTCGCCACGTCGGTGAACGGCCTCGCGCAATGAGCCTCACCGGATCGTCGCCCGGCGGCAATGCTGCGTCGTCTGCGGCGGGCGGGATCGCGGCATTCCAGAACAGCTTCGAGCTGAGCCCGATCATCCTGGTGCAGGGCCTCGCGGCGAACGTGACGGGCGGCAAGATCGCGGTCCAGTCGCTGCTCCAGCCCAACAACTGGCCGCAGGGATTGCTGTCGCCATCGGCCGGCGTCGACCCCGACGACTTCTTCGCCCGCTTCGTCGTGATGGCGGGCGACACGCTGATCGAGAACCAGATCGCGCACTGGCCGCTGGCGAACCAGCAGGTCGCGGCGAACGCGGTGATCGAACAGCCGCTGCGGCTGGCGCTGCGGATGATCTGTCCCGGGCCGAGTCGGGCGTCACCTATGCCGGCAAGCAGGCCGTCATGCAGGCCCTGCAAAGCTCGCTGATCCAGCACATCAACGCGGGCGGCTGGTTCGACGTGGCGACGCCGGCCTTCCTCTATCAGGGTTGCCTGCTGACGGCGTTGCGGGACGTGACAGACTCGTCGGGCGGCGGACAGGTCCAGCTGGCCTATGTGTGGGAGTTCGAACAGCCTCTGATCACCGTCGCGGCGGCTCAGGGGGCGATGAACATCTACATGCAGAAGATCACCAACCAGACGGTCAACACCGGCGGCCCTCTGGGCTCCAATCCTGCCAACGCCTCGGTGGGCAATCCGAACACCGGCCTCGCACCGGCCACGCAGCCGGCCGCGTCCTCGCTCTCCGGGGCCAGCGTGCAGGCGGCGACTCAATCGACCGGCGCGGCCCCGCCGCTGAACGCCGTCGCGCCGATCCCGCCGGGCAGCTAGGATGGCGACCGCGTATCCGTTCCAGCCCAGCGCCAGCGGCTCCTTCCAGTTCGCGCCGACGCTGAACGGCATCCTCTACACCGGTATCGTCACGTGGAACCTCTACGGCCAGACGCGCCCGTACCTGAACCTCTATCTCGCCAACGGCAGCGTCTGGGTCCTGACCACGGCCATCGTCAACAGCACGGCCGCGCAGCCGATCAATCTGGTCGCCGGCTACATTCCGGGGGCGTTCCTCTATTTCGATGTCCTGAATACGCAGTTCGTCACGGTCCCCTGACGCATGCGCTACTACTCAATCGTCATCGGCGCGGAAACAGCTGGCCCGCTCGGCAACCCATCGAGCGCGCCTAGCGGGAACGCGGGCGCGACCTTCACCAACCAGATCGGCGGGAAGTACGCGAGGGGCGCGCCGCTCGTGGAACTGGATATCCCGATTGCCGGCTATGCGGAGCCGGCCGGGCAGGCGACCGCGATCATCTGGGGCGTCTCGCTCGCGCAGATCAGCCAGGGGGCCGACTTCCAGGGCGCGCCGGTCACGATCTCCGGAGGGATGCAGGCGGGCCTGCCGCTGGCCACGGCCGCCGCAGCGACGCAGCAAGGAGTGCTGGTCAGCGGCATCGTGCTCCAGTCCTACGGCAACTGGATGGGGGTCAACCAGAGCCTGGGGCTGACGATCAGCACCGATGGCGGCGTGACCCAGGACGTGGGCTGCAACCTACACTTCACGTGGCCGAAGGGCCAGTTGCTGGCCGACATGATCAAGCAGACGCTGGCGATCGCCTATCCGTCGCTGACGCCCAATATCAACATCAGCCCCTCGCTGGTGCTACCGGCCGACGAGCCCGGCGTGTATTATACGATCCAGCAGTTCGCCCGGTATGTGAAGAACGTCAGCCAGGACATCGTCAACGGCTCCAACCCGAACGCCTTCTACCCTGGCGTCGACATCGTCATCAAAGACAAGACCATCAACATCTTCGATGGCTCGACCCAGACGACGCCGAAGCAGATCAACTTCCAGGACCTGATCGGCCAGCCGACCTGGATCGACGCCTACGACATCCAGTTCAACACCGTGATGCGGGCGGACATCAGCATCGGCGACACGATCCAGCTGCCCTCGCAGCTCCAGTTCCTGAGCCTGACCGGGGCCAACTCGCAAAGTCAGGCGCGCTCGCAGACCGCGTTCCAAGGGACATGGACGGTGAACTTCATCCGCCACGTCGGCAACTCGCGGGCTCCTGACGCGCAAAGCTGGATCACCACCTTCCGGGCCTACTCGAATCAGGCGCCGCCCGCGACGACGAACCCGGTGGGCGGCACGGGAAGCTGACCGATGCTAGACGCCAATTCTCAGAAGACGCCGCTTGTCATCGGCCTGCCGACGCTGATCCAGAAGAAGATCAACGACCAGGATCAGGCCGGGGGTCAGAACATCCTCTGCACCGTGAAGACGGTGAACAACCCCTGGAACGTGACGGTAACGCCGGCCTGCACCGCCGAGCCGGCGATCTTGCAGCCGCTGACCGTGCCCGTGCTCGCGCCGCCGTACATCGCCTACCCGATCCAGCCGGGGGACGCTGGGATCGTCCTCCAGATCGGGATGCGCCTCGGGAGCCTGTCGGGCGCGGGAGGGGGAACGCCACGGCTCACCGACACGGTGGGCAATCTGGCGACAGGGGCCTTCCTCTGGCTGGGCAACCTGAACTGGACGACACCGGACCCGGAGGCCACTGTGATCAGCGATGGTTCCCGTCAGACATTCCTTCAGGTCGGCGCGACGGGTCTCCAGGTCACGGGAGCGAACCCGAACCTATTCGTTGATGGCAATCTGGGCTCCGGGAATGGCGCTACGGGTTCTTTCACGACGCCAACGGGTCAGACGGTCACGGTGACCAACGGCATTATCACGAACATATTCTGATGAGCCTTCCAGCCTGCTTCGAAGACCTCAATGCCGCTTGGTTTGCGTCCATCCTGGCGCAGATCAATGCCAGCACGTCGGCAACTGAGTTGCAGGCGCTTGTTACCGAGGTCTACGCGACAATCGCGCTGATCAATTCGACCATAGAGAGTCAGCTGACCTACTTGGCGGCGTTCGAAGCGCTACTTACTGCGCCAGAGGCTGAGCTGTCCGCGATCATCACATGGATAAACAGCATGATCACGGTGCTGACTCAGATGTATGCGCCGTACCTGAAGATGGTCGCTCAGCTCGCCGCCATCGTTACAGAGGTGGCGACGCTCACGGCTGCCATCGAAGCTCTCGCGTCCGCGCGTAATTGGACCATCACTATCCCAAGCGTCGCCGCCTTCTGTGAGATTTGAGCGATGCGCACCTGGGGCCGGGATTATCCGACTGACGGAAGCCCGCCCACGTGGACTGAGGTCGGTCCCGCATCGAACGGGCAGAACGATCCGATCTGGATCACGACGCTCGCTCAGTGCCTGCTGTTGAATCTCGGCGAAAGCCCCATGTACGGCAACTATGGCATCCCCGCGCAGCAGTCCGTCAATTCACAGATTCCGCCGGACTACTACGTGTCGATCACCCAGAGCCAGTTCGCGCCGTTCTTCGCCAGCCTGATCATCCGCAAGCGGCCGGGCGTAGTCAATCCGACCTATGACATCGCGCTGGTCACGAACACGGGGGTCTCCTTGCCGTCAACCGTCGCGGTCCCGATCTGATGGCCGATCCGCAAATCAGCGTGAATCTGGTCGTCACCGCCCAGGGCGCGCAGCCGACATCGCCCGTGAACCTGTGGGCGAACCTGATCACGCTCGTTGCGCAGATCAACAGTGGGTATTCGATCCTTCCGGGCGGCCTGATCGAAGACCTCGCGAGCACCGGGACCTATGCGCTCGCTCTGATCGACTCGGCCTGCGTCGAACTGATCAACTCGCTCAGCCCCTACACCGCCAACCCGTGGCTGCTGGTCCAACTGGGCAACATCTACGGCGTTCAGCAGGGGACGGATACCAACGGCAACGTCTATGTCGTCTTCGAATCGAACACGCCCGGCTTCCAGATGGGTCCGGGCTGGCTCGTGTCGGACGGGAACAACCAGTATCAGGTGGTCGACGGCACGGTCATCAACTCGGATGGCAGTTCGGATGCGACCTACTGCCTCGCGCTCCAGTCGGGCATCTTCCCGATCCCGGCGAACAGCGTCAACCAGACGGTCACGCAGCCGCCTGCTGGCTCCGGAATCACCGTCACGGTCAACAACCCCACGGCGGGCACGCCGAGCGGCGGGGCGCAGACTGAGTATCAGTATCGCTCCCAGGTGCTCGCGGCCGGCCTCGTATCGGGGCAGGGCAACGCCAGCATGGCCAAGACCCTCCTGGCGAATGTACCGGGGGTCCAGCCGCGAACGCTCTCGGTTCAGCTCTTCTCCGGGGTGGGCTGGCAAGTCATCGTCGGCGGCGGCGATCCCTACGCCATCGCCAACGCCATCGAGCAGGCGGGCCTCGATCTATCGACCCTCGTAGGTTCCGAGACGATCATCACGGCGGCGACCAAGGCCAATCCCGCCGTCCTGACGACGAACATCGCTCACGACTTCACCAACGGCGAGACCGGCGTGGTGATCTCGGGCGCCACCGGAATGACGGCGCTCAACGGGACGTGGACGGTCACGGTCATTTCCGCGTTCACGTTCAGCATCGCGCTCGATACCACCAGCGCGCCGACCTATACCGGCGGCGGCACGGTGACGCCGAACAGCGGCGCGGCCCGGACGGTGACGGTCGATCTGAACAGCTATCCGGACACCTATGCGGTTCCGTTCGTGGTTCCGCCGGCCCAGGTGGTCGAGATCGCACTGACCTACAACACCGTCAGCCCCAACATCGTCGCCGAGAGCGCGGTGCAGCAGCTAGGTGCTCCCCCCATCGCCAACTACCTCAACTCGCTGCCCACGAGCGCGCCGATCAACACCAACGCGATGGGCGCGGTCTTCACGGCGGCGATCCTGCCGCTGCTGAATGGCAACATCGGCTTGCTCAGCGAACTGAGCTGGACCGTCTCGATCAGCGGGTTCGACGTCTCTCCGGTCAGTGACACGTTCCTCATATACGGCGACAAACAGGGTTTCTTCACCTGTAGCGCCGGCGCCGTCACCATCACACAGGCTTGAGCCCATGAAGCACCTTGCGGCCCTCATCACGGTTGTCCTGGCTCTGGCTTGGAGCGGCGTCGCCGTGGCCCAATCGTCGCCCGGCCTCGTGACGGGTCAGGTCCCGAGCGCGGCGCAATGGAACAGCTATTTCGCCGCCAAGCTGGATTACAACGCGAATGGTTGCCCCATTGCCAGCGGCTGCACCGGGTCGAACACGGCGGCCGGCGCTCGGTTCAACCTTGTGGCTGGCGGCCTGACCGACAGCAACACCTGGACCAACACGAACAACTTCGCCGGCTCGGTATTTTTCTCCGGGATCACCGGGCCAACCTGCCTAGGGCTGAACTCGGTAGGTCAGGTCGTCAGCGTCGCCTGTGGCGGCGGCGGCGGCAGCTCGCCCGCCGGTTCCAACGGGCAGCTTCAGTACAATAACGCGGGCGTCTTTGGCGCGATTTCAAGCGGCACAGCCGGTCAGCAGCTAGTCAGCGCCGGCTCCGGTGCAGCGCCGGCATGGTCGACGCCCAGCGGCCTGATCTCGACCTCTGGAACGACCCTAGCGGCCGGCAAGTTCTACGGCGTCGAGACCAACGTCGCGGCCATCAGCGCCACCCTGCCGGCATGGAGTTCAGTCGCTCCGGGGACGCCGATCTTCGTGGCGGACGTTGGCTACAACGCCGGCACGAACAACATCACGATCAACGCGGCCGGGGCAGATACCATCGCCGACCACGGCACGACGGGCGCCAGCTACGTGGTCAGCCTGTCGAACTGGATCACCGTTTTTATCGCCGGCCCATCGGGCTGGGTCGCCATCAGCTACGGGTACTGATCAATGGCTCTTCCCCCCGCTCAGCTTCCGTTCTCCGGTGCGGAGGTCGGGGGTCCACTCTACGACGCGGCCGGCAAGCCGACTTATCCGAGCCTGATGCAGTGGGCCGGCTTCGGCAATCTGCCGTTCCTGCCGTTTGGCGGCCTCTATGACAACTTCCAGCGTGCCAACTCGCTGCTGAACGGCTCCCAGTCAACCAGCGGGCACACCTGGGATGTCGTGGGTGCTGGCGCGGCCACGGCGCAAGTCCAGGGCCACACAATGCGGGCTGGCGCTGACACCGGGGGCAGCCCGAGTTGGGTCAATAACCTCTACGCCTTCGTGAACATGGGAGCCAACATTCCCTATGGCGGCGGGGCCTTCGAATACCTCCCCATCACCTCGGGCTCGGCCAACAACCCAAACGTCAACATCACGACGCTGATCATGGGCAACGGCACGGCCATTGCCAACTGGCTGCACCTGGAGATCAACCCGACATTCTTCGCGTTCGGCATCTTCAACGGTTCGAGCGTCTACAGCGGTGACTTGATCAAGCTGCCGATCCCCTGGGCGAACATCGGTGGCGGCCCGTACCGAGTCGGCATGATCCCGACCTACAGCGGCGGCTTCGTCACTTCGGTTCTACTCGACATTCCAGGCTACTCACTCAGCGATCCGCGCATGTCGTTCGCGCTGCCCTCGCCGTACCTGGGTACGATCAACGCCGAGTGGGTCGGCTACCAGATCAGACCTGATGTCACCGAGAACCCTGACAACGCCGGCGCCGGCGGCGCGGCCGGGGCGTGGAAACAGGTTTGGGCCGGCGTGAATTTCGCCGAGGGTATCCGGGGCGCCCTCGGCGCAGCGAGCATGGATGACTTGGCCCTAGCTGCGGGCGCGGCCGACACCGGCCAGGAGCTGAACGTCACGCCATTCCCGCTCACCCTTGAGTTCGGCCCCGCCTTCTACACCGTGGCTTACGGGGCGGCGGTGGCCAACTTCACCGACTACGCCCTGGCCGCCACCGAGATTGGCCTGAGCATCCGCAATGCCAATCAAAGCCAGAACTGGAATTTCAACCTCTACTGTGACAGCGTCGCTGGCCTCCAGTCCTATACCCAGACCATCGCGCAGTCGTTCACGTCTCCCGCCCCGGTCCCGCTGGGCCGTGTGAGTTGGGACGGCGACGGTGCGCTGCTCGCAGCCGCCACGCAGCTTGACATCGAATTGGCCGCCACCGAGGTGGTCTCGGGTTCGTGCTCAGGTACGGTGATGACCGTCACCACCCTGGTCCAAGGCGGCATCCAAGTCGGAGAGGTCTTCAACGCGCCGGGGCTCGGCGTCGGCGGCGCGCCCCTGCTGCTGGGCGCGGTCCAACCGTACGGCACGGCCGGCACGACCGGAACGGGCGGGACCGGGACATATGCGATGAGCGTCGGCGGCACGGTTGGCGCTGGCTCCAGCAACATCGTGGGCGCCGTGCCGACCACCGTCAACGTCTACGCGCGCGGCTCGGTCACGCCGGCCTCGGTTGCAGTCCCCTACGCCACGCCGCTCGGCGGCAGCGCGTCACCGTACCTCTTCCAGTTTGCCCCGCCGACCCGGACCCTCAACGCTACCGTGACCCCGGCCAGTGAGACCGGCGGCAACTGGGTGCGCGCGGTTCTGGCGACCCCGTACTGGGATGGCTACGGCTTCGGCGGTCGGTTCCAACTGCTGGTGACGGGCGTCGGCGGCTCGCAGGTCCTCGACCTCGCAGTCTCCTGCGGCAGCGGCCTGACCATCGCCGCCATACCCAGTCTTGAACAGTTCATGAATGTCGCCTCAAATACCTACTTTCTGGACGAGGCGATCGTCAGCTGGGACAACGACACCCAGGCCGTTGTGGACTTCCACATTCCGGTCGAGTTCAACGGCTTCCCGATAACCTTCACCGCCATCAATCCGGTGGGGCAGCTTGCCTTTCCGGCCAGCCTCACGACGACACCAAACGCCAGTTACACCCCCTTGGCTGGCGGCAATCAGTCCTTCACCCTGCCGCCGCTCGGCCAGACCAGCGGCCTGCCAACGCAGTACGTGGCATCGCCGACCAGCGCCGGCTCCCTCACGGTTGCCGCCGGGATCAGCAGCGTCGTGTTGCAGAATAGCGCCTCCCTGACCACCTACACGATCAATCTGCCGCCGAGCGCCACGGACGGCTTCGTGTTTGAGGTGTCCACCATCGGCGGGGTGGCCGCGACGACCTGGGGCGCCGGGGCGGGCCAGTCCTTTGCATCGGGCTGGACGCCCTCGGCGACGGCGCTGAACGGAGTCGCGGCAGTCTTCCGGGCACGGATGAACGGGGCCACCCTAACCTGGAACCCGGCTTAAACCTCGTGAGCTACTATCCCAGCGATATCGGCGGCTTCATCATCGGCTATAGCCCCATCGGGCTGTTCGGCACGCAATGGCCGCCAGACGAGCCGACGACGGCGCTCAACACCATCGCGGCTTATCCATACGTCCAGTACGCCGACGACGACCGGATCACGGCGTTCTTCGACGCCTACAACATCTACACTCAGGCGTATCTGGACTACCTGAACAACCTGAACCTGCCGATCTATACGAACGGCAACATCGTCGGGCCGTTGTTGGACTGGGTCGCGGCTGGGCTTTACGGGATCACGCGGCCTGCGCTGCCGACCGGATTTGGCTCGATCCCGCTGGGACCCCCGAACACCGCGCCGGTCAACTACATCGCCCTGAACGCGGCCAGAGGCGGAACCAGCGCCACTTTCACCGCAACGAGCGACGACACCTTCAAGCGGATCATCACGTGGTTCTTCTATAAGGGCGACGGCAAGGTTTTCACGCCGCAATGGCTGAAGCGCCGAATCAACCGTTTTCTGAATGGCGTCAACGGGACTGACGTGCTGAACGATGAGACCTATGCGATCAGCGTCTATCCGACCGCCCCGAAGGCGTGGACGATCAAGCTGGCGACCACGACGGCCTCCACCATCTTCAAGGCGGCGATCGAGGCAGGCGCGATAGAACTTCCTTTCGCGACGAATTGGACTGTGGACCTCATCTGATATGGCCAACGAGCAGCTTTTTTCCAACGACGCGATCAGCGCTCTGAGCGCCAACCTCAGCAGCACTGCTACCACGGCTGCGCTGACGACGGGTTCCGGCGCGCTGTTCCCCAACCCAGGCATCGGCGGCCAGTTCTTCCTCGCCACGATCTGGGCCGCTAACAACCCGACCCAGGTCCCCAACGAAATCGTCATGGTGACGGGCCGCAGCACGGACACCGTGACCATCGTCCGCGCCCAAGAGGGCACGACGGCCGGAACGTGGAGCGTCGGCGACAACTTCCAGCTCCTGCCCACGGCGGGAACGCTGCGCAACTTCGCTCAGCAGGCGGATGTCCAGGCTCAGGCCGGGAACCGGGGTGATGATACCGGCTCGGCGAACGCGGGCGCGGTAGCCCTCACGCCGGCGCCCACGGCCATGTCGCAGCTCACGGGCGTTCCGATCCGGGTATTCAAGATCGCCAGCCCCAACACGGGCGGCTATACCCTGAACGTCAACGGCCTGGGGCCGGTGGCCGTGCAGTTCCAGGGCGCGTCGCTGATCGCTGACGACTTGCTGGCGAGCCAGTGGTTCGAGGTGCTCTACGACGGCGAGACGTTCTTCCAGCTACAGACGCCGGTCCCGGTGGACGTACCGGGATCGCTGCCGCCTAGCGGGCCAGCCGGGGGTGATCTCACCGGATCATACCCGAACCCGACCGTGGCGCCGGACGCCATCACTCTCGCGAAGATGGCCCAAGCGACAGCCGCTTCGGGTTTGCTCGGGGTCCTTGGCGGCTCCACGGCGAATCCGAGTTACTACGCCGCAGCGGCGATCCTCGCCTTCCTGGGCGTCGTCATCCCGACGTATGCCGAGTTCCGCAACCAGCAGGCCAGCGGCACGGCCTCGGGCGAGACCCTGAGTGGCTCCAGCTTCACGGCGCGGGCGCTGAACACCACCGTCTTCAACAACATCGCTGGGGCGGCCTTGAGCGGCGGCCAGATCACCGGTTTGCCTGCCGGAACCTATAAGGTCGAGGCGCTTGGCGCATCGCAGGCCGGCGGCAACGTGACCAACTACAACCATATGCTGGATGTCTATGACGTCACCAGCAGCGCATCCATCACCTCCGGGCTGAGCAACGCCTACGCCGGTTCGTCCAACCAAGCTGTGGTCATGGCCGCGCTTCAGGGCATCTTCACGCTCGGAGCGACATCTGCCATCGAGTTGCGGTCCTGGGTTTCTGTCGCCTGCAACGGCGGCATCAATCAGAACAGCGGCGAGCCGAACGTCTACGCCGACATCCGCCTCACCAAGATCGCTTAGGAGCCGCCAGTGTCCGCAGCCCTCCCCTTCCCCTTCCCCGGCGCGAGACCGAACCCGCTGGGCTACTTCCAGGCCGACGCAGCGCAGCTCGCCGCTGCTATCGACTTGGCCACGATCTGTGGCGGCATGATCCCGGCCGGGACGGTCTACGCCCTGGCTCAGTGCGAGACCGCAAGCGTTCGCTGGCGCGATGATGGCGTGGCTCCCACCGGCAGCACCGGCATGCTGATCCTCGACACCGACTCGTCCGCGACCGGCTTCCAACTCTCGCAGTTCGGTGGCCTCTCGTTCATCCTCGCGAGCGGCAGTCCGCTTCTGAATGTTTCCGTCTACGGCGCCTGAGGGCTCAAGGACGCGCGGTGTCCTACGGGGCGTGACGCCAAAAAGGGGCGGAAAAGTGCTGACAGGAGCCGTCGCGTCCTATGCCCTCTGGGGAGCCGCCGGGGCGTTCATATACGCGGCGCCCAAGCTGGTTCTCTGCTTTTTCACAGCAAGAGCGGCCAAGTTGCCCTGGGGCAGGTGCCTCGCCGAGTTTCCTGTCTCGATGCTGACTGGCACCATAATGGCGGCGGCCTTCTCTCAGTGGATATCGAAGACGTTCGGGCAAGGGGATATGTCTGCTGTTGCGGCGGTGATCGGAATGATGGCCAACACCGTGGCTCCGGGCATGATCGAGGGAGCGCCCACGATGATCCAGCTCATGAGCGGCATGTTCGTGAAGAAGTCGTAGAGGGCAACTCGCTGAGTGCTCCACGCGTTGTAAGACCACGGGGGACGGGAGAACCGTTATCGATGTCAATGCTCGACTATGTGGCTGCACTGACCAGCCTGCTATCCTGCCTCGGGTTCGTGTGCCTGCACGTCCTCACCGGTCCCCATGCGGTGACGTTGCGGATGCCGTGGCAAGTCAGATGGGGATTTGCCGCCACGGCGGCAGCGCTGCTTTACCGAGCGGTCGACTTCGTGGTCCTGGCGTCGCGAGCGCCGCAGTGGTCGCTATTGGGCCACGCGGACGCGCTTAGTCTCTTGGCTGGAGCGACTCTCTCCTATTCGGTCATCGGCTTCTCGGCGTGCCTGTATCGCCGTTCGATGGCCCGTCGCCTCCATATGGCGGGGCGAGCACAGTCGCTCTGAAGGGGCTGACGCATGAACGCTGCCACCATTGGAGCCTTCTTCCTCGGCTTGCAACGCCTCGCGGCGATGGGCGCCGCCGTGTGGTTCTACCGCGAGCACGACATGACGCTGACGCTGGTCTTCGCGGGCTACGCCACCGGCACGCAGCTGTGGGACACCCTGAAGGTCAACAAGCAGGTTGAGGACGCGAAGACCACGACCAGCGTCACCGTCCAGCAGCCGGCCGACGCGCCGCCGCTGGTGCTCAGCCCAGACGTGCTGAAGGCAGCTCCGTCGAAAGAATCCACACGTCCGTGAACGGGACGTGACTGATCACCGGCCCCGAGGCGAGGAGGCTGGCTGATGCCTATCGCCGTTGCGCTGACCGTGGTGCTCGCTTTCGTCGTCGGAACCGGGCTCGGTTGTGAATTTCACTAAAGGAGACGGATGCAATGCTCGACGCCGTGATCGACATCAGCCACGACCAGCCCGACCCCATCGACTTTGCGGCAGTGAGGGCGTCTGGCGTCCTGGCCGTTATCCACAAGGCCACCGAGGGGACTGGCTTCGTTGATCCCAAGTGGGCAGCGCGTCGCCCCGCGATCCTGGCTGCTGGGTTGCTGTTCGGGACCTACCACTTCCTCGACGACACTGACGGAGCCGCCCAGGCCGCCCACTACCTTGCCACCATCGGCGCGCAACCGGGCGAGCTGCTGATGTTCGACTTCGAGCACGGCTCGCCAAGTCCCTCTCTTCAGGTCGCGTCCGACGCAGTCCAGGCCGTCGTCACCAAGGCGGGCGTCTCTCCGGTCTTCTACACCGGCCGCTGGCTGACGGGCGCCGGTGGCAATCCTGACGCGGCTGTGCTGGCCTGTCCGCTGTTCCTCGCCGAATACGGCCCGACACCCCACACGCCGCCCGGCTGGGCTTCGTGGTCGCTCTGGCAGCACACCGGCTCGGGGGCCGTGCCGGGGATCACCGGCGCCGTTGATCGGGACTACTTCAACGGCGACGCCGCAGGCCTGACGGCGCTTTGGCAGGCTCACAGCATCCAGACAGCGCCGGCAGCAAGCCCGGCATCCGTCTAACACGCAACATGCCCGATCGTGGGCTGATAGAGGCGACGCGCGAGCGCCTAGGACCACATCCCTCGCGCTTCCAAGGATCAGCACTGCTATGACCGACGAAACCGCAGCGGCGCCCGCCGCTCCCAACGCGGGCAACATCTTCGACAGCATCGTCAAGCCGACGTGGCTCAACATCGTCCACGCCTTCGAGGGCGTCGTGGAGCCCACCCTGGTGGCCCAAGCGAAGACCGACGTGCAGACCGCTACCGACGCCGCCGCCGCCGCTGTGGCCGCCGCCACTCCGGTGACGACTGCCGCCGCCACCGCTTCCAGCAGCGTCCAGGCGGTCATCGATCAGGGCGCCAACGCCGTCGTGAATGCCGCCGTCTCCAAGCTGAGCGACGTTCCAGTCATCGGGCCGCTCATTGTCGGCGACGGCGAGGCGGTGGCGGACGAGGCCACCGACGCCGGCATCAGCGCCCTGATCACCTATCTCCAGGGCAAGCTGAGCACGCTAAAGCTCTAACCGAGGTTCCCCGCGTTCCCCGTGCTGAGTGCGCGGGGGACTAGGCGGCTGGCCGCTCGGCACTCTCCCGGTCCATCGGCCGGCCGCCTAACTTAGGAAACCATCCTCGCCTTCACGGGCGGGGATGGCTTTTCTGCGTCTTCACTCCGGCTCATCCCCGCCCCGCAAGGGACTGGTAGTACCAGCAATGCAAGAATCCCAGTTGCAGCACATGCCGAGCGTTCCGCTGATGCAGCATTTGCCAAAGCCAGATCGCGCGGCCTGATCGACCGTTTCCATCTAGAAACGGATGCAGCGTTTCGTAGTCTCGGTGGACATCGTAGGGGTCATCGCCGCGATGTGCGCCGTGGAGGATCAGGCCAAGGCGCGTCACGATCTCGGGACCGCCTGGCGGGGCGATATGGTTCCCCACCCGAACATTCATGCCGGGCCGGTCGCGCAGGGGCTTGCCGGCGACTGTCCAGACGAAGGCCCTGACCGCACCGATGTCAGGCGCGCCGTGCGCCAGCAGTGTGATGTGAGCCTCCAGTTCGTGCTTGGTCGGCTCTCGCGTGATGCCCTCGATCCGGTTGCTTTCGCGGACGAAGTGGCGCAGCTCGGTCGCTTCAAGAGACATTGGTCGGGGTTCCTTGTGGGGAGGCGGGGTCGGCCTTGGCGCGGATGATGCGCCGCATGAGGGCGGCGCGCTTTTCGAGTTCGTCGATGATGAACTGAACCGCCACAGGGTCCGCCTCGATCATTTTGGTCTTGACCCACGCCGTGCCGTTTGCGCGCGCCTCGTCGCGAGCGCGGATGACCTCAGCCGCAGCACGTTCTTTCAGCGGGCCAATCAGCGCGCGGACGAATGGTGGCAGCTCTCCCCCGCCTATCTCCGCGACGGGCGGGGAGGCGGTGCGGGCGAGGAAGCCGGCGCGGAAGCCTTGCTCGTGATAGCGCTGTACCTCGGGATTATAGTCCTCGTGGTCCGGCGGCAGCCGGTTGGGAAACCCAGCCTCGTAAGCCGCTCTCCACGCCTCGTTGTCCTTGGGTTCGGTCATGTCGCTGGCCAATAGACCTCTCCCGTTTCGCGGTTTACGTCGCCAGGCACGCCACACAAATGGCAGCGCACCTCGTTCTCGGACAGGGCGTCAAAGTCCCGCCACTGGTGCTCGCAGGCGTCCCAGTCGCTCGGAGCCTCGGAAGGATTGCGCTGGCCGGTCCAGTATTCAGGCTTGCTCATTCCCCCTCCTTCGCCTCGGCGGCTTCTTCTTCGCGGAACGTCATCGCCCGCACCTCTCCTGATGCTTCTCCCAATCGCGGTTCGTCAGTCCGGTGTAGCAGCGCGAGTCAGGATGGCGCGGCCACCCTCGGATCAGCTCGCCGATCACGTAGGCGTAAAGCGCCGCTACAGGGACAAGCAGAAAATTCATTCTCTTTCTCCTCTCGCCTTTCATGGTGTGCGCCTCTTGAGCATCCGCTCGCGCTGGCGGCGGACCTGACGGGACTCGCCCTCAGGCAGGGGTGGCGCGCCGCGTCGGGCGTCCTCCCCGCCCTTGTCGCCCGCGCTCCGCGCGATGGCCGGTTCGGCGAGAAGTTCGGCCCCGGCGATGGCGGCTATAGTGGCGCCGATGATCATTGCATGTCTCATCACCCGAAAATCCACACGGCCGAGCAGATGCCAACCACCGCCGCCGTCCACACCGCGAACGCGAACAGCAGCCGCACGCCATGCCACAGGTCGGGGCCGGTTTTGATCGTCCGCGCCTCGTAGGCGAGTTGCGTGCTTGTCCGGCTCGCGCGGTCGGATGCGCGGGCCATTGATCCACGCCAGGCGCTGGCCGGCGTCAAGCGACCGGCGATGATGGCGTCGTCGTAGGGATTCATGCGACTTCCCGCTTGTGCATCAAAGGGCATGGCTAAGCCGCGTCGTCAAGCGGTATCGCGAAATTATTTCAGCCGGTATTCCTGCACGCGGGTCTCGCGCAGCCCGTCTTGCCCGAAGGCGGCGTTGCGGCGCGCCCAGCTCAGTAGTTCTTCGGCCGAGATGTTGTGCTCGGCCATCACCGCTTCGACGGTCGTCTCGCCGCTCCGGATCGATTCCAGGAGCAGGCGTTTGTCTGAGGGCATCCATCGCCCGCTCTCACGCATCGCGCCGCTCCACTGTGCCGTCCATTCGCTTCCGCAGCCGCTTGTCGAATCCCCGGCTCTGGAGCTTCCGTCCGTCCGTCTTTACGCCGATGTGCCTGGCTTTCACGCGTGCGACCTTGGCCTTCGTCTTTATGTCCTCGCGGGTTTTCTCCCGATGCTTGTCGCGTAGCGCCGGGAACAGGTTGCTTTCGCGGTGCTCGCCGCCGTTGATGAGCGCGGTCTTGTGGTCGAGGTCCCAGGCGTCGCCGGGCGTGATCTTCCGGCCCGATAGGTGACAGCGGCCGTCCTCACGAAGGAAGATGCGAACGCGGACCCTGGGGGGCACTTTGGCGTCGTCGGTCCTGCCCACCCACTCCGGAAGTGTCCGACTCACGGCTCTGCCATCCAGAAGCCCTGCTGGCCTCGCGCCGGCTTGCACGGCCACGCGTCCGGTTCCTCGCCAAGCCATCCATAGCGGTTGGGTCCCCAATTGCCGCAGATGAAGTCGGCGCTGGAGCGCGCGGGACCCGGCGTGTCGTCATCCGGTGGGGACGGAACGGCGGCGGCGAGGGTGATGCTGCCGATGAACCCGCCAAAGGGCAGCGTGGTCCGCCAGCCATCGCCGAACCGCGAGCGGCATAGAATGGCCAGATCGTCGCCGTCCTCGATGTCGCGGAGGCCCTCGCGAGTCTTGGCGGCGTGGACCAAGATGCGCCGGCCGATGTAGCGAGCTGGGGGTCGCCAGTGTCGCGTCTCATGCCACTTCAGGCGCGGGCTGGTGACAACCCAGAGGCTGGCGAACGGCTGCCATAGCGATATGGCCGGCATCAGGGTCAAAACTGCGGCTCCGTTTCCTTGTCGAGTAGCGCCTTCCTTCGACCCTGGATCGCGGCGCTCAGCGACTTGGCGAGCGCTGGATCAGCAGCCGTCAGCTTGCCGAAGCACTCCTTGTTCGACTCATCGCCCCGCCAAGCGTCCAGATCGGCAACCGTCGTGATGCCGGCGAGGACTTCCGTGGAGGCCTTCTGCCACGCAGCGTAATCCCATGAGCCGGTCGATTCGGAGGTGGGTTGCGTATTAGACGCGGCGGCAGGCGGCGGAGGGGGCGGCGGTGGTGAGGCGGGGGCGGCCTTGGCGTCGTCACCGGCCGCCCAGCGCGACATGGCGGCGCCCATCGATTGGTTGAGCGGCTGACTGTCCGGGAACAGATGCTTGAATTGGACCGGGAGCTTGATCGTGAAGTCCTCGTGCGCGGTGTTCCCTTTCCACATGGGAACTCCGTCGCTCCGGATCGGCAGAAGGCAGAACAGCGTCATCGACTGGATGATCTCGCTCGGGGCGATGGGAGTCCAGCCAATGTTCGTCGGCGCCATCTTGCCCCTGTCATTCTGGATAAGCTTCGTTTTCTCCCTCGCCTGGAAGGTTGCGATTATCGGCACCTTCATTTTCATGAGAAAATTGATCAGTCGCCGCCTTGCTGCTTTAGGCTTGATCCAGGCGGTGGTTGTCATGACATCCCGCTTCTTCCAATCGTCGCCGGCCATCCGGTCCAGCTCCGTGTCATGAAGCCAGAGTACGCCGCCCTCGCCTTCGTGTTCTGCGCTCAGGGCGTCCACGATTATGCAGGCCGGGTTGCGCGGTAGCTGGGCCTGGATCGCCGCGAGGAAGTCGTCCGGCCCGTAAGGCGGCGCGAAGCTGAGGTGTTCGAAATCGAAGCTGGTTACGCCATTGGCGACCTCGCCCTTGCGAGGCGCATAGGCGCGGGCACGGTCGCCGTCCGTATCCAGCAGGATGATCGAGCCGCCGCGATGGCTCTTGATGCCTTGGGCGAGCGTCAAGGCGCTGTAGGTTTTGCCCGAACCCGGAGCGCCCGATAAGCCGATGAGCAGCGGTAGTTGCTCGCGCACGGCCGGGAAGGCGGTCCAATCTCTACTCATTGTCGGCCTGCCGATTCTGGTGGGAAGGTGACGCCCTCGCCGTGCTTCCACTCGAACACGGTGAAATCGTCCGAGTCGGTGATGATCACGCGCTGGATGGCGCCGAGGATCACGCCCGGCCGCGTGGCCAGCGTGTAGTCCCGGGCGGTCTCGACGGCCTCCTGGGCGCCGACGCGCTCGCGGATGGCTTCGTGCGTTCCGTCCGGGAAGAATTGGACCACGTTGAACGTCTCAGCCATGCCTATCCGGTTAGCGCCCACAGGGGCGAGATGTGGTGTTTGGCTAGAGGCCGCAGAAGTCATCTTCGCACCCCTCAATCTTGGGCTCCCCTTCGACCGCTTCAGCGAGGGGAATGGCGGGCCTAAACGCGCCGCGCTCGCTGTGCGCCCACCGCATGACCTCATCGATACCCGTGGCCCCGGCGTACGCCTTGGGGCGAAACATCACCTTGCCGGTGGCGTCTTCCAGCGCACGGACGCGGGCAATGCCCTCATCGCTCACCCGCCGCAGATCGGCGCGATTGGCGTGAATGCAAACCTCGCATTCGTCCGACCTGTGAGGCAGCACCTCGAACCCAGCGCTGACCAGCAACTGATCGCGCTGCTCATCCGAGTACTCGGCCAGGGGCTTCCAGAGCGCCCGGCCACCGTGGTTGATGGAAATCGGCTCGTAGATGGGCGTCTGCGCCCGGCGCTGGCTTTCCGACCGGCGCACGCCAAGGACACAGATGGCCTCTCCCTCAGGATCGCGCTTATCCAGCCAGCGCTTGGCCGGGAGGATTTTCAGGCGCTCGGTGCAGGTCTTCCGCATACCGTTCGGGAAGCGGATCGTCCCGGCGTCGCCGTCCAGCACAAGGCGCTCAAATCCTTTGGTGGCCAGTTCGACGTGCTCAATCCCGCGATCCGCGCACCACGCCGACACTTGGGCCATTCGGTCAGCCCAATAGACCGCAGCCCAGCCCGTGTTGTTGTACAGACTGACCACGCGGGCCTTCTTCGGCAGTTCGTTCAGCACCATAAACTCAAGCGTTGCGATGCTGTCGTTGCCGCCGCTGTTGAAGCAAACATACGTCCGCATCACGCGCTCCTAAATCTGGTGGTCATGGGTGAAAACCGGATAGGCATGGTCTCAGCCATGCTCGTCCTCCTTCAGGGTGTCGTCCATCAGCATTCTGTCCTCGAACTGGCGCATCATCCAGTTCTCCGGAGCGATAGGGAATGGCTCGCGTGAGTAGCCGGGCCAGACGCCGGTTCGCATGGCGCGATCCCAGATGATGCAGGCGGCATTGACCTCGGCGTCCGCCTTGGTCATCAGCGCTTCGTCCGGATAGACGACTGACATCTCGTAGGGATATTCCGTCTCGATATAGGCGAACAGGAAGCGGCGACGGCCCATGCCGCTAGGGTCGATGTTGTCGGCGTTCCGTATGTAATACGCGGCCTGAAAAGCGTTGTTCGCGCGGTTGACGGTGCGGGCGGCCTGTTGCGGCGACATCTCCAAGCTCGTGGTCTTCAGATCGCAGATGTTCCGCAGATCGAAGCTTGCGGCGTCCAGCAGAGACCGGCGCCACATACCCTTCTCTTCCGAGCAGACCATCGACTCGGCGAGAAACTCAGCCCCAAGCAGGTTTTCCACCACCGGGCGGGCGACGGCGGCCATCCGGTGCGCGATGTCGTAGTGCTTGGTGATCAGGGGGATTTTCCCCTGAGCGCGGGCGAGGTCGCGCTGCTCCTGGGCATCCTTCTTGCGGAAGTTTGGGACCTTGATCTCGACCGGTTCCTCGCCGCGCCCGAGCACTAGCGTGTGGCAGGCGCTGCCCACCTCCATGTACCACGGCCTCGACCGCTCTTCGGTGTCGTCATCCTCGGGAAAGTCCGGGTCGCGGAGGCGGGGATGCGCGGCCTTGGCGTGCTTCAGCGAGCGGTTGAAGGCGATCTTGGCGACGGAGGCGGAGAGACTGGGTTCAGGGCACGGGTCAAGATGGTAGCGGGCCGCCGGGACGCCGAGATAGAGGCCGGGTCCGCTGACGACGCCCTGCCATATTTCGGTGAGGAAGGGAGCCGTCAAAACACGATCTCCGCATCTTGGGACCACGCGCTCATGCCGGCACGAAGCCCATGAAGCGCTCGACCGCCCGGCCGAGTTCGAAACACGCCATTGCCGGCGCTGTGTCCTGGGCGGCCTGCTGTAGCAACAGCGGCAGGCCAGTCTCGACGGAGTGCATGACCTCCGCCCGCGTGGCTTCGCGGCCTTCGCAGAACCATTCGACCCCGTAAGGGTCTGGTTCGCCGATGTCGAACAGGACGCCCCCGCCGGGCGGCTTCCATGTCTTGTAGGTCTTGCTCGCCCACAGCATCGCAACACCTGGGTTGCGCTTGATCCCGAGGCCGGCCTGCGTTGCGTTTGCCGGCAGGCCGCGCTCATCACGGATGCGCTTCGGCACGGCGAGGAAGGGGCACGCCTTCACGGCCCATTCGGCGCATGAGGCGTGATTCGGCGGCTCGGCGCTGGTGCGGTTGACGCCGCACATGGGACCGGCGACGAAGACGGGCGTCCCGTGTCGGATCGGTTGGCCGCAAATCCAGCATCGCTTTTCGCGTATCGCAAGCTTCAGCCGCTTGCCGTCCATGATGCGGAAGTCGGCTTCACCGTCCTTCAGCGGAGCCGCTCGGTCCACAAACCACGGGATCGGATAGCCCTTGCTGGTGACTTGCAGGCGCGCGACTCCCGCCGGCATATCGGCGGCGATGTAGGGCGGTCTAAGCATCGGCTGGCTCCTTCACGTGGCCGTCCTCGATCACCACCGCGCCGGGACGATCTGTCGCCAAGACCTCGCACCAGATTTGCATGTCGTGCTTTTCGGCGAACCCTTCGAGCAGCTTCATGCTGTCGGCGTCGAGTAGGGCGCCATCCTTGGTCCGGATCACCCGGAGCTTGGGATTGCCGGCGGCGGCGATGGCGATGGACGCGCGGAGCTGTTCGGCGCTGGACGCCTGATCGAACGGCAGGCCGTCGAGGGTGACGATGCCATCGCCGAAGCCGATCCCCTCGATGGGCATCTTGGCCTCAGCGATCAGCTTCAGCTTCTCGGCTTCGCGGTCGGCCATCGCCTTGGTGAGTTTGGCGGATTGCTTCTCGGCTTCCTCGGCCTTGGCGGCGAAAGCGGCCTTGCGGGCGCTCATCTCCACAATCTGGTTGGTCTGCCGCGCCGCCGTGATCTGAGCCGTGATCGCGGACGGATCGACGGGCGCCGGTAGCACTGCGGCCTCGGCGACCTTCCGGTCACGCGCCGCGATCTCGCTCTCGATCTCCTTGACGTGTTCCTGGAGGCGCGCCGCCTGCTCTTGGAGTTGGGCGATCTGAGTGTTGATCTCGGTCACGCGCTCCCGGTGCTTGACCGTCTCGGCGGCGAACGCCTCTCGTGTGGCCTTTCGCTGCTCCAGTGCGGCGTTGTGGCGCCCGGCTTCGGCGAGCTGCTCAACAAGCGCCGATTCGTCAACCGGCTCAGTCGGCGCATCGTCCGGGATGATGATCGACTCGGCCGCCGCGCGGAGGTCTTTGGCCGTGCGGTTGACAGCGGTGCGCGCGTCGTAGTCGGCCTTGTTCGCTTGCTCCATCTCGGAGAAGTCCAGGCCGGTCAGCTTCTTCAAGGTCTCGAACTGCTTCGGCGCGTCTTGACGGCTGAAGGTCAGGGGGTCGAAAGAAAGTGAGCCCACCAGCGCGTCGAGCATTGTCTGCGGGCTGGGGTAGCGCGCCCCGTCCGCGTTCTCGACAACGACGGTGGTCGTGTACCCACCCTCCTTCTTGGAGAACCGGCGCGTGATCTTGATGTCGCCCAGATCAAGCTTGATGATCGCGCCGTCTTCGCCGCGCCGGATCGGCTGAGAAGGGATTTCGGACGTGCCGGCGAGTGCATAGTACAGGCTGTCGAGAATGCTGGACTTGCCCTGTGAATTTTTCCCGGCGATCTCTACGATGTCGCCTTTCGGAGTGATGTTTACGACCGAAATCCGCTTTATATTTTCGGCCTGCAAGTTCACAATACGCATTGGGCTCTCCCGATCCCTCGAAATTCAGCGATCCAGCAAGGACCGCACGTTCAGTGCATAGGGCTTCAGACCGCCCTGTAGCTGGCGCGCGATCTCTCGGACGCCAACGATGTAGCTTTCGCCGCCTTCCGCGACCTCGGCGCTGAGTCGGATAACGGTCTCGATGGCGCGGTAGAACTCCTCGCTGTGATCGGCCGCGAGCGAGCGCAGTTCGGCTTCAAGGAGGGCGCGGCGATCCTCCACGCTCGATGGCTCCGATCCGGGTTTGCGGAAGGTGGCGACGGTCAAGGCGTCACTCCAAGTTCGGTGAGGCGCGCGGCGATCATCGAGGCGACGACCGACAACAGCTTTGCCATCATGGTCGGCGGCAACGCCAGCGTGGGACCGATGCGCTCTTGGCCGTTGTCGTCCTCGTGCTGGCGTGCCCAGACTTCGAGGCAGAGTTGCTTCCACGGCACGGCTTCGTCCTCGAAAGGCCCGTAGGTCTCGGCGCGGACTTCGGCGGTCAGTTCTGGCAGCGCCGCTAGGGCTTCCACCAGAAGGCCGGCTTCGAGCGCCTCTGCTCCGGTCATGCACGTCCCTCCGCCTTGGCGATGGCGGCGCGAAGTTGCTCGATGCAATCAAGCCCGTATCCGTCGCGCCACTCGCCCAAGACGGCCTGACAGGCGGCTAGCAGATCGGGCGCGGCGGCGATCAGCCGGGCGTTCGCGACCAATTCCTCGTGCGGAAACACAAGCGGCGTCGAGAGTTCGAAGATCGGCGATGGATGAGCCGTGCTGATATAGCCGAAGGGCCACGGCTCGCCGTCCGGGTCCTTGGCGCCGTATCCGTTGTGCGGCTCAAACAGCCAGGGGCCGGGCGTGTGCTTCGCTTCGGCCATCAGCCCTTCCCCTTGTTCTTGGCCGCAGCGCCGAGCTTTCCGGCCCGGCTCGCTACTTCGGGATCGGAGAATCCGCGCGTCGTGTGCTGGGCCGAGCCACCCTTGCGGGCGATCTCCAGCCGGCGCTCTGGGCTCAGGGCGGCGAACCCGCGCGGCTTCTTCGTCTCGGTCATCCGGTCCTCGTTGACGGCTTAGCCGCAAGGAACATTACCGTGCGAGTCCTGTCAAGTCGCTCCCGAAAACTATTTGTTAGCGACGGGTGAACCAGCTTAAGTTCGTGCAGTCACAACAGGGAGACCGAGATGGCCGCCAATCTGAGCAAAGACGACGCCCGCACACCGATGACCGAGGAAGGGAGCGGGCTGACGAAGGAAGCCTTCACCGACTGGAAGCGCCAGATCATCATCGCCAACGAAGCCTGCGACATCGCCAACGCGTCGCGCAAGGCGATCCGCAAGCGAGCGCGGGGCGCCGGCGTGGTGCTGAAGGCGATGGACGCCATGATCACCATGTCCACCTGGGAGCCGGCGGAGGTCCGTGAGCACTTCGAGACCGAGCATCAGTACGCCGTCTGGACGGAGCTGCCGGGCCACAAACAACTGGCCGACCAGTTGGACCTGTTCGCCGACATCGATCCGGACGAGATGAGCGAGGACGACTGGGAGTCGAAGGGCTATCTCGCGGCGACCAGCGGCCTGGGCGTTCCGTGCGAGGCGCCGGAAGACTGTCCCGGCGACCGCGTCCAGGCTTGGACCAGGGGCTGGCACCGGGGCATGGTCAAGAACGCCCCGGCCAAACTTGAGGTCGTCAAGACCTGATCCGTCTGCTCGCGCTCGACCACGGAAGCCGCACAGGCTGGGCGGCGGGGGGCGGAGAGCGTCTCCCCGCCGTCAATTCACGCCTCAACCCATATGCAGGCGACGATGAGAGCCCGGCACTCCTGGAACCGCTCTTCGAGAATCACTATGGCTGGATCGGCAACCTGATCCGGGACTACAAGCCTACCCTGATCGTCATCGAAGCGCCCATCGTGGCGCGCAAGACGAGCACCCAGTCTGTCCGGATCACGCACGGCCTAGCCGCGATCACCGGGCTCGCTTGCCGACAGGCCCATGTTCCTTTACGAGAGGTTACGGTGCAGCAGGCAAAGCGCGCACTGACCGGTCGGGGGAACGCCTTGAAGCCCGAGATGATGGACGCGGCACGCGCTCTCGGTCTGAAGATCGAGCATCACGACGAGGCCGATGCGGCGGGCGTCTGGTTGCACGCGCTCCAGACGCTCCAGCCCGATCTGGCCGCGAAGTTCCGGCCGCCGCTGCGGCTGCGCGGATGACATCAACGGGGGGCGAGATGACGGACTTCGACTGGAAAAAGGAAGGCGTCGCAGAACACGCCGCCGAGATGTACAAGAACGGGTCCAGCGCTTCCGAGATAGCGCGATCACTTGTCCAGCCTGACGGCAGTTCTCCCTCGCGGAACGCGGTGATCGGAAAGCTGCATCGCCTGGGCGTCATCAACCCAGGCCGCGCGGTGGCCCATAAAACCGTGGCCGTGCTCCGCTCCAGGATCATCAACGGTTCGTTCATCGCGAAGCCGAAGCCGGCGCCCAAGGCCGCAGCTGGGCCGCCAATCGTCCCGGAGGCGGTCGTTCTCCGTCCTGAAACCCTATCCGCCACATGCACGATCGAGACGATTGGCCGGCACGGTTGCAGATGGCCCGTTGGTGATCCCCAGGATGCGGCCTTTGGGTTTTGCGGCCGGCAAATCGGCGGGGTCGGTTCCTACTGCGCCGATCACGCGGCGCTCGCGTTCGCGCCCAGCAAGGGAAGCGCTCATGACCTTGAAAGGTCGCTGCGCCGGTACGTCTGATGCATGCCTATCCGGTTTTCACCCATGACCACTAAATCCTGATGCGCATCGCTTACGCCGATCCGCCGTATATCGGGTGTGCGCACCTCTACGCCGATCACCCTGACTTCGGCGGCGAAGTCGATCACGCCGCGCTTATCGAACGCCTCGAAAGCGAGTTCGACGGGTGGGTTCTTCACGCAAGCGCGACGCCAACGAGCATCGCCACGCTGGCCCCACTAATCGCTCCCACGGGAGCGCGCTGGATGTCATGGGTGAAGGGCTTTGCGGCGTTCAAAAAGAACGTCAGCGTCGCCTACGCCTGGGAGCCTGTCATTGTGAAGGCCGCTCGCAAGCCGGTCGTCAGCAAGCGGCTCGTGATGCGCGACTGGATACAGGAAAGCATCACGCTCAAGCGCGGCCTGACCGGAGTGAAGCCGGAGGCCGTCTGCCATTGGGCTTTCGAGATGGTCGGAGCGTGTCCGACCGACGACTTGGCAGACCTGTTTCCGGGGTCTGGCGCGATCGGTCGCGCCTGGAAAACATGGCAGGGCAAGTTCGTGCTCCCCCAATCAACAAGTGGTCCTGATGGGCGCTAACCGGATAGGCATGGTCCGATGATTGACGTTCAGCGCTGCGCCGACGTCGGCAAGACCTTGCGCATAGACTACCGGCTCTACATCGTCCCCACGCGGGTCTGGGCGCAATTTCGAACGATGACGGAGTGCATCGGCACGTTGACCCGGCAGCTTGAGGTCTATCAAGCGCGGAACGCTGAGCTGGAGAGGGAACTTCGGTGCCGACGGTAGAGGGCCGCGACGGATCGCGCTGGTTCGTTGATCCGGCCCACGGTTCGGTCACTAGGCTTTCGGCTTCACCCCGAACGGCAGTTCCTTCGGCAGAGG